TTGCATTGACTTCTTTTTTGTCCCATCCAAGGTTTTGACAATAGTCTTTGATTTCTCGATCTGTGGTAATGACTGCAAGTGTAGCAAGGTCTGCTCTCTTCATAGTTGGAAATAGTTCTGCAAGGAATTCTTCTTTTTTGTTCTTTTCTTTCTTTAAGGCAATCCATTCGTGAAACTGCTTGGCCTTGCTTTCATGGCTGCAAGAAGCCAGGGTTAGCCATTGCAATTTAGGATGTTGACTGACATTGGTCCAGTTCTTGTTGTAGTATTGATTGACTGTGAGCAGATAGTGTTCTTGTATTTCTCTATCAGAGCTAGCTACACTACTGATATATCGGTTGAGATTCCAAAGATCTCCTTTGATCTCTTTGCGGCCTTCTTCTGTGGCTGCATCCCAAAGTTCTTTAATTCCCTGATCAACACAGGGTATGATATCTTTAAATAGGTCTACGTGTTTATTTTTGGCCATGATCTTTACTCAAGTGATATATGAGTATAGCACGATCTAGAGCTTCATGTAAAGCGGTATTTGTCCGAGCTGCTCTCCGAATTTCGCCCCAAAGTTTATCTTCTTTTAGATGCTCATGCAACGGTCGGCCATCGTGGGTTCGTGCATCTGGAATATTGTATTTGTATCCAATCAGTGTTCGATCAGTTTCGCCAAACTCTCGAGCGTATACTTCATCACCGTTACGCTCGTAGACATATGTTGCACCTGGTTTAAGTGTTCCCATTAATTAACGTTACCTTGTATTTTACAACATCAATTGGGTTTCCTTTTTTAGGATTTGAGACATAACTGATGGTATCTTCAAAACTAAAATTCCAATTAATCGTTTCTAAAATTTTCAATTTCCACCATTCGGGCGGTTCAACAATCAGATGTGCGTTTCGGCCGTCGCTTAACACACGCTTTGCAGGATGACATGCAATGACGTGATGCATAACTTTACCGCAGATGGTTTTTAAACTTATCAAAGTTTCATTGATGAACTGCGGCTCGATATGCTCTAACACATCAAACGACAGTATCATATCTACTTTTTTTGGCAGCGTGTTTTTATCTGGATCCGAAGGATCATACCCATAAACTGTTATTTCAGGAAATTCTTTTTTTAAAGAGTCAACCAACAATCCCTTTCCACACCCGAAATCTAAAATACTAGATATGTTATATTTTTCTATTAACAATTTAACATCTTGAGGTATAGTTTTCATATCCCCAAATATAGAACTCTTGTGTAGAGTAACTAATTGTTTTTGATATTCTTCACTGATCATAGAACAAATTTATCTTGAAATATCAAATGAAACTTGTCTTCCCAAAATGTAGTTTTTAAATTTTCTTTCATAGATTCATCTGTCTGATAAGGAAAATCTTCAAGTTTTAAAATTGGCAGATCAATTTTATTGCATTCGTCTTTTTTATAAAAGAATGCATTGGTATATGATGAATCATATCCGAAGTACTCGTAACCGTAATGGTTAAAAAATGCAATGTATTTTTGAAGGCTAACACCGGATCTATACACTTTGTGGTACAATTTTTTTCTAGGAGTTTCGAAAGGAAAACTGCCGTAATGATTGGCTCCAAAGTATTTGTTTATCTCAACGCACACAGTTTTTGGTCTAAAGTCTGCAGCAAACATTTTTTTTGCAATTTCATAATCGAAACTGTCAATATCAAGACTAAAAAAATCACAATTCAATGGTACGACATTTAAGTATTTTGTACACGTATCGGGATAAACGAATTCTTGCATATGTTTAAACTGTGGAGGAAATATATCAAATCCTTTTTTAGGTTCTTGGGCATCAACGCCAACCCCACTCCAACCCTGGTCCCTCATAAGATGCAAGGTCATATTGCTGTCGCCATCTCCCCAGCCAATTTCTAAAAAAGTTTTATCTGGTTTAATAATAGCATTAAACATTTGCTCGATAATACCATCCTCACCGTGTTGCGATGTTATTTGTTTTTCATATGGCAGTTTATACGCTTTCATTTAATTTTCCTTTTTACTTTTAATCGCATACCCACACGTGATCTTTTTGTTTAGAATAAATGATTCTGTATCCTATGGGACCTAACACGTCTATTATAGGTTTTACATTTTTTACTGAATGTTCCAGTATTAAAACAGGTCTGGCTTTTTTTAAAGTTTCTAAAGCACCTAATAAAACTTGTGATTCGTGACCTTCTGTGTCTATTTTTATTAAATCTGGTAAAAGTTCGTAATCGTCTAATCGATGTAACACAATTTCTTCAGAATGTACATTATCATCTCTGTCAGAAAACTTGCCTATAGAAAATGCACCATAATGATTTGTAAACTCAGAAGGTAAGTGTATAATATCTTTTTTATTAATATCACTCAATCCTGCGTTGTGTAATTTTATATTTGTATAATTTTTACAATTTTCAGTTAGACAATGAAAATTAATTTTAACTGGTTCGAAACAAACTACATTTTTAAAAGTATTAACAAACAGTAAAGCCTTGGTTCCAATATTTGCTCCTGCATCTATCACAAGATCTTTTTTAAAATTTAAATTGTTTACAAATGCTACAATTTTATCTTGATTATTATTTTTTGGAAATGTTTGTAGACGTTTTTTTATAAATTCGTCGTTCTTCGGTACCGTCCATCCTAAATAATCAATAGTGTCATGATTCATTCTTTGTCTCTCATACCATTGAACACCGTTCTTTTAAATTTAGAATTATCATGATCGATAGATGATATCAAATTCAAATCTAAGTCTAATTTTTCCATTAATCTTGCCAACGCTTTTGTATCTTTAGGCAAACACATTCCTCCGTATCCTCGTAGACCGTCCGATACGTCTAGATACATGTCTACCGCTTTTCCGGTTTTAATATAGGAATTTTTTATAGTTGTGTAATCACAATTTAATTTGTCACATATTTCATACATGACGTTGGCAAAAGTTACACGAAGACTGGCATAGACGTTGTTGTAATATTTTAATACTTCTGCTTCAGTCGGTGTTAAATGCTCGGTGTGTTCCGGTAGACTCCCGTGAGCCTTGACTATTTTTCTAAAAACCCAAATATCAAAAGTGCCTACTGCTAATAATTTGTGATTGTTTATAAAGTCATCTACAGCACACCGTTCTCTTAAAAACTCAGGAACAAAACAGATAGCTAAGTTTTTATGTTTCTCTATCATGCTTTGAGTAAAACCAGGAACTGCTGTGCTTCTTATAGCAATAATTCCTTTATAACCGTTATCATCTAATTCTTGTATAACTGATTCTAGTATAGTAGTATCACACTGACCATCATCTGCGCTGGGTGTTGGTACACACAGAAAATTAATTTCTGACAATAGCACGTCTTTTATTGAAGTGTTAAGCCGTATGTCGTGGACTAGCACTTCGTGTCCTAGATGCTCAAAACCTTGTTTATTTGCAGAGCCAACTGCTCCTAATCCTATAATTCCAATTTTCATAATAAAGATTTCACAGTAAGTCTTAACCCTTCTTCTAGGTTAAACATATACTTATAATCTGTTAATTTTAACATTTTAGAAGTGTCAGGGCATCGACGTTTTGCACTTCCCACAGGCCCCGGTAATATTTCAAGTTTGTTGGGATCAACACCCATGATACTCATTATAATTCTTGCGACATCACTTATTTTTACTTCTTCTTGTTTACCAACATTGACTATTTCATTATTAGCATGTTTAACTAAATGATGTGTGATGTTAACTGCATCTTCGACATAACAAAACGATCTAGTATCATCTCCTTTGAGATAGTATTCTCCTCTAGCAACACGTTCGACAAATTCTGAAATAAAATGATCTTTTTGTCCGGGACCGTAGATATTAAAATAACGAATAATCAACCAAGGTAATCCACTATTTGCTACCAAGTTCTCGCCGAGAGCTTTTGGCAAACTATAACTCCATCGAGGATTTATCACATCCTTAAACATCACAGGAACATTTTCGTCTGTAGGAACAGGATATAATTCGTCGTCTATGACTCCATTAAAAATTTCACAGGTTGACGTGAAAACAAATTTAGTATTTGTATTTCTAAATCTTTTAATTAAATTAAACGTCGGAATGGTGTTATTAAATGCCACATCCGTTGGAATTTCATAGAATAATTTTGTTCCGTTAGTTGCTGCCATGTGTACAACAACATCACAATCGGGAATTGCGTCAACAATGTTACTGTTACACAGATCTTCACCAGAACTTTTATCGAATGTAAAAACTTGATTGCTCGAGTTAATTAAATTGTAATAATGATTTCCGATGAAGCCTTTGTGGCCAGTTAAAACAATATTCATTTGCTACTGCCTGGAGCTATTCCGTGTTTCACAAAATTATAAAATTCTTCTTGAGTTCTGTGTTTTTTAGATTTAGCTTTAAAGTGACTAATATAATCTCCTAAGAAGCAGTGGTTTAATGGTGTTTGAGTTTTATTAGTTGTTCGATATTGACTAAGATCGTGAACTTCTGACATAAACATGCCAGCAGCCAACATTAAGATTTCATTGTCCCACCACCGAACTATGCTGTCTGGCTTAGACGGCATCCTATAAAATTCTTCGTATTTTTTTATAAAATTTAAAAAATCTTTATGCAATTTATTGACAATTACATATCCACTTTCTGCAGCCCAAGTTGGTCTGATTCCATCTTTGAATTGATACAACGTATCAAATAGGCCAACCAATTGATTTTTGTTAAGTGTTTTTTCTATGATGTCATTAGTAATATGCTTACTACACAACACATCTGCATCCAACCAGATTATAAATTCAGCATCTATATTTTTCCATCCATGCAAGCTGGCCCAACCTTTTTTTCCAAATTTATGTGCATTGTTATCATCAGTTTTTTTGGCAAATTCGATCCAATCTTCAAAACATGTTTGATTCCAATCAACAATTTTTATTCTTGGATTTGTAGAAACATAATCCATTTTTTCAGCATAAAGATAAAGATCAATATCCTCAGGCCAATATTTTTCCCAACTGGAAATCATGTGTTTTCCTATGTGATCATAGTATTGTTGATTCATTGATGTTATACATGCATATTTTTTCATTTATTGTACCTATAGTTTATTTTTCTATTACAAAAATATATTCATACCCGGATATAGCCGGCCCTTTTTTTGGAGTAAGTGTTACTGGTGTAGTGTCTGCCCTAACTATCTTACCATCTATGAATGTTTCTAGTTTTATTTTCCACCAGTCAAAACTTTCAATAATTAAATGCGCATTTCGACCGTCTGGTAAATGTTTTTTAGCAGGGTAGCTTGCAATTAACAAAAATGCTGACTTTGTAAACATGTTATTAATGGTTTTTAGTGTATCGTCAATCATGCCGGGTTCGATATGTTCTAGTACATCGGTTGACACTAAACAATCAAACGGAGTAGTGGGTAGAATTTCGTATCTAGGAACACCGGGATCGTATCCGGTCGCCTCCATAGAAAAGTTTTCTTGGATTGCGGTAATTAGCCCGCCGTGGCTACATCCAAAATCAATTATCGATTGAGGTTTGTATTTTTCTAAAAAAGGTCTAACTGTCTTTAATTTTTTTGTACCGTTTGCAAATTTTTTAGGATTTAAATGCATCTCTTGCAACTGACGTTTATAATCATCGTTTATTAAAATCATATTAATCCTTTTTTATAAAAATATAATCGTGTTTGGCTACTTTTTTAACTAAAGCATACCCTAATGAAGTTAATATTTCAAACGGGTCAGGCATATCAGCCAACTGCCTTTCTTTATGTATCCTAACTTTATTTTCTATCAATACTACAGGTGAATTTTCTCTAAGAAAATTTTGTGCACCTTCTATTAAGTAACCTTCATGACTATCAACATCAATTTTTACAAAGTCAATGTTTTTTAAATTCAATGAATCTAAAGTAACAGTTTTAACTTTAATATGATTTGTTATCGGAATGTTAAAACTTGTTTTTTCTGAAACCCATCCGCTAAACGTCGATGTACCATTAAAAAAATCTTTTTCAGATATAGAATTACTAACTGCAACATTGTTAACGGAGCAATTTACAACATTTCTATCTTTTAAGTTTTCTAAACAACACAAAAAAATACTCGGGTTAGCTTCGAATCCTATTACATTTTTAAATTTTTTTGCCATCGAAACTGTAGAATCACCTATCCAAGTTCCGATATCAATAGCGTTATCAAATTTTTTAACATACGGAAATACTTTATCTAAGACTGGCAAACAAGTAAAATCTTCAGTCATTAGTGTGTCAATGACTACTGAAGTGTTGTCATCAATCCACCAATTTCCTATTTTTTTCATTTACTGTATCCTACAGTTTCACGTTCGATATCATCATGATCAAACTCTGCCCAATACAATTCAAAGGCAACACAGTCTGTAACTGCTTCAAACTGATGATATTCTCCAGGAGCTACTTTAGTATACTCGCCGGCTTTGAGTAATGTTTCGTCAACTAGGTCGTAATTGTTTTTCCACACACGGATAATCATTTCTCCAGATTCAACAAAGAATCCATTCCACTTAAACTTGTGTTTGTGCTTTGAGCATACACCGCCCGCTTTGGCTTCAATTCGATGAAATTCTAATACACCGTTGGCTTCTAGCAACTCCGTCTGTCCCCACACTTTGCCTGCTTTCATGCTGTCTCCTTAATATATGTATTTAATCAGATTAATTTGTGTAGCTGCAAAACTTCACTTTGTCTACTGACTTCTTTGACAAAGTATACACATGGTGGATTGATCTCTTCGCTGAGCGGTACAGTTAATAATTGTCCGTTTTTCATTTTAGGAAAATACCAGCGCACATCCTGATAGATATTAACAATTTCTATAGGCATGTATTCTGCTCTAAATCCTTTGATTGGATTAAACACCAGAGCGTCAAATCCTCTTTCATTTATCGAAGTTAGTGGTAACACTTCAGGATCAAGACCGCAGTCTTTGTCGCCCACCACCATGCACCAGTCTAAGGGCATTTGTACTTCATAACCACCCACATTCAGTACAATCGCAGGTGAGTTAAATGATTCTAGAAATATCAAAGGCATAAAAAAGAAATCGGGTTCTTGCGGATTTGAATTGTCTAAGACTGAAAATCTTGTGTCTTCATCTACCTCGTCCGGTAATTCATTTAAATCAAATGCTTGATTGTTTAGTGTAAGTATTCTCATGTAGTTCCTTTATTTTTTAATCCATACGTTGTTTGGCCCGACATCGAAATCTTTGATCATTTCTTTAACAGCCTTATTCACTCCGGGATAGTCTATGTCGTGTCCAGTTAATAGTCCGTTCTTTTTTAATTTAGGAGTATACGCAATGATATCTTTTTTAACTGCATCGTATGAATGGTCTGCGTCAATGAATATTAGATCCATTGAGTTGTTTGGTAATTGATCAGCAACGTCATAACTATAACCTTTAATAGGTATCAATCTGTCTTTATATTTCGACTTAATTTCTTCGTTGTAAAACATAGAAATATCAAGATCAACAGCGTGTATTACTAGATCATGAACGTTGTCTAACAAAAAGAAAGTTGTTCTTCCAAATTTAACACCTACTTCTGCTATTGTTTTGAAATTATTCTTTTCTATTAGATATAACAGGTATGACCCTCTATAATCTTTACCATCCCATGGAATTGTCATGGTAACAGTTAATCTATCAGCTCTTTTCATATATTAACCTTGGTAATGGTAAAGGGGTATTTGGCCTCTTTATAAAACTTTTTTCTTTCTGTAAGATGCCTCTTGGCATATTTGCAGGTGCTGGTAATGTCCCAGATTTCTACGTGATCTTTGTCTTCTGCTTTTCTAATGCCTCGCCCAATGCTTTGTATAACGCGGACAAAGCTCTTTCCGGGTTCAAGAAGAACCAAATTAAAAATGCGTGGAATATTAATACCCACAGCGGCCACACCATAAGTCGCCAAAATAATCTTGCCATCACTTGTTTTAATTTCATCGTATTCTTCCTTGCGGTCATCTAATTTCATACCGCCACTAACAAATACCGCTTGAGGAATTAGTGCGATTAATTTATTACCAGTGTCGATCCTATTGATCAATACCAGGGTGTTGCCGGTAGCGGCCAATGCAGTGATCTTACTGGCAATCCACTGCAATCGGTTGTCGTCTGTGACGAGAAATGAGTATTCGTCTTGGAATGAAGTAAACACCTGTACATCCGTGGTCTGTAACACATTGATGTTTAACTGCGCCAATACACCTTTTTCCTGCAGATCATGCGCACTCACTTGATTTATCACAGGACCTATACTGGCCAATATGCCTTGAAATTCCCACTGTTCTTTAGGCACGGTTCCAGTGAGTCCCCAGCGTATGGCACAGTTTCTAAAGTTCTGTGTCAACA